CGCTTACGGCGACGGGTGGAGTTTCTGGAGTAAATGTAAGCACTGGTGTTACTGGCACACTGCCTATCGCCAATGGCGGTACAAATGCGACAACTGCTGGCGGTGCATTGACTGCCCTTGGCGCTTATCCTGCTGCAAACCCTAATAGCTATACATCAAACACAGGCACAGTAACTAGCGTCAACTTGACGGCTGGAACTGGCGTTAGTGTTTCTGGCGGACCAGTTACATCATCTGGCGCTATTACAGTTACTAATACTGCCCCAGATCAAGTCGTGTCACTTACTGGCGCTGGCACAACGACCATAACTGGTACATATCCTAGCTTCACTATAACGTCTGCCGATAGCACAGTCGGCACAGTGACATCTGTCGGTGGCACTGGAACCATCAATGGCATTACGCTTACTGGCACGGTAACTGCTTCAGGATCACTTACGCTTGGCGGCACACTGTCAGGCGTTGACCTAACGTCACAGGTAACAGGCACACTGCCTGTCGCTAACGGCGGCACGGGCGCAGCCACGCTGACCGGATACGTTAAGGGTACTGGCACAAGCGCCATGACGGCATCGGCTGCAATACCAGTAGCTGATGTAACGGGCGCTGCTCCACTTGCTTCGCCAACATTCACAGGCACAGTTACAACGGCAACTGCCGATCTGCTTGGCTCTGTGCGAAGCAATATTACAACTGTAGCAGCAAGTGCTGTTGATTGCTCTTTGGGCAACTATTTTATTAAGACTGCCTCTGGCGCTCTTACTTGGACTACCACCAACATCCCAGCCACCCGCGCCTACAGCTTTATCCTTGAACTAACCAACGGCGGTACAGGGACGCAAACGTGGATGTCCGGCATTAAATGGCCTGGGGGCACAGCGCCGACACTTACCGCAAGCGGTGTGGATGTTCTTGGTTTTATCACTGATGATGGCGGCACGACATGGCGTGGTGTAGCCCTAATGACGGATAGCAAGTAATGTTGGACCGGATGCTTCTTAAACAGGGCGGCGAAACGGTGACTATCGGGGATGTGTTCTCGACTTCGCTGTACACGGGCAACGGTGGCTCACAGAACGTTACAAACGGGATCAAACTTAATAGTAAAGGTGGTTTGGTGTGGCTGAAACAGCGAGTATCGGGAGGTAATAACCCAGCCCACTGGCTGTTCGATACAGCGCGTGGTTCACCATGCAGTCTCTCAACAAATGAGGCTGGCTCACAATTAGATTTTTGGAATCCTGGCGTTACATTTAACTCAAATGGATTTAACACTGGTGGTCACATTCAGTGGAATACTAATGGTGTGGCTTACGCCTCATGGACATTCCGCGAAGCACCTAAGTTCTTTGATATTGTTACATGGAGCGGGACTGGCGTCGCTAGGGACATACCACATACCCTTGGAATTGCCCCTGGCGTAATTATCATTAAGAAAATAAACGCTTTTCAGAATTGGACGGTCTATCATCGCTCAAGTGGAGCAAATTATAATTTAGTATTAAATTCAAATCTGCCTGCTGCATTCAATTCTGGTATTTTTCCAAGAGTTACATCGACATCGTTTGGCATTGACTACGCTGGCGATTACAACGCTTCTGGTAGCAATTACATCGCCTATTTATTCGCCCATGATACCGCGGCCACTGGGTTGGTTCAATGCGGGTCATATACAGCACAGGTGGGATCACCCGTGCCCGTAAATCTTGGTTGGCAACCCCAATTTGTCATAATAAAAAAAGCGACACTTTCGGAAAATCAGGCGTCTGAAAACTGGCTTATGTTTGACAGTACACGCGGCATAACGTCGACAACTGATCAGATGCTTCTAGCAAATACTACTGACACCGAAAGTCTTGTTGAAATAATCAATCTGGACGCAACAGGATTTACGATATCGCCTATTTCATACTACGCCTCAAACTACCCTCAAGGAGCGCAGTACAACTATATTGCCATCCGTGGTAGCACTTAACATCAACGTGAACGCTGCCTCTTACATCCTCTTGGCAATTGCGTAAGGACAAAAACAATGGCTGAATACCGCATTCGTGAAACTGGCGAAATCATCACTAACCTCGCCACCGCCTTTCCAAATAGCAGCCTTCCGGCTGTACTAACCGTAGAAGATTTTGACGCACTTGGCGTTGATCCAGTGTTGGAAGGCGTGTACCCAATTGCCACTCAATTCCAAGTGGTTTGCCGCGACGGCGTTGAAGAGGTTGAAGGCCAGTGGTTCGCCAAGTACTCTGTCGTGGATATGGAGCAAGAGGCGATTGACGCGCTGACTGAGCGACAGTGGTCCGCTATTCGCCAGCAGCGCAACGCAAAACTAGTCAACAGCGATTGGACGCAAATTGATGACACGCCCTTGACCAATACGGACAAACAACTTTGGGCAACCTACCGCCAAGCCCTGCGTGATATTACAACCCAAGATGATCCATTCAGCATTGAGTGGCCTGTAGCGCCGTGAGCGTTAGTTCAATACTGAATCACTTGGGGGATAACGTGAAGCACATCGCTGATGGTTTGGCGGTTGCGGCTGCTTTTGGTACTTTGGTGCAGTTTCTGCCGCCATTGGCATCTCTGTTGACTATATTTTGGATGACGCTACGCATTTACGATTGGTTTGAAGCAAGGCTCTCAGGGGAGCGTTTGCCAAAAGATTAGGATTAATAATGCCCGTCCAATTTAAAATTGACGAGAACCTATATCAATACGCTACACCTCGCCAAAGGGAAGTTCTTGAAGCCATAGATCGACTTGGCAGCGCCAGAGCCGCATCTATCGAACTGGGCATAAATATAGGTGGCGCAAGCGATGCTTACATTGCTGTCAAGAAAAAAGCCGCAAGATTCGGTTACGCCCCCGACCATGACTTCACGCGACCAGTGCCAGAAGGCTATGTCGCTAAGGGCGTTTCGACTTATTACAACGCTGAAGGCAAACCAGCAGGGCAATGGGTAAAGGCATCACTTAGCCACCAGGCGCTGGTAGATGCCATGAAAGAGGCCATCGATGGCTTCAAGGACGAGATACTACCAGCAAGCGTTATTGCTGCTCCAGCGGCTTCTGAGGAGCATCTGTGCAACCTCTACACTTTCACTGACTATCACCTTGGTATGCTGGCGTGGCATAAAGAAGGCGGCAGCGATTGGAGCATTGCCATCGCTGAGAAAACGATTCTGGCTGCGCTTGTACAGATGGTCAATCAAAGCCCAAGTGCGCACACGGCAGTACTAAATATCCAGGGCGATTTTTTGCATACGGATGGCAAAACGCCAGTAACACCAGCTTCAAAGCACGTTCTGGATGCAGATAGCCGCTTCCCCAAAATACGACGCTCCGCGATCCGCATCATTCGTTCACTGGCGGCGATATGTTTGCAACGCCATCAGGAGGTGCGCTTAATTATCGCTGAAGGTAACCATGACGAGGAAAGTGCTGGCTGGCTGTCAGACCTGTTTGCTGTACATTACGAAGAAGAGCCTCGCGTCACTGTAAATGACAGTGTGTTGCCATTCTATGTGCTTGAATGGGGCAGCACCATGCTAGGCATCCACCACGGCCACAAGGTCAAGAACGAGTCCCTGCCGCTGCTGTTTGCGGCACAGTTCCCGCAAGAGTGGGGTCGCACTACTCGGCGCGAGATACATTGCGGTCACCGACATCACAGGGATGAGAAGGAATATAATGGCGTTACGGTGGTGCAGCACCCAACCTTGGCAGCTAGGGACGCCTATGCTGCGCGTGGCGGCTGGATTGCAGATCGTGCAGCCTGGGCTATAACATACCATAAAAAGTACGGCGCTGTAGGGCGCGTAATGATTACAACTGAGATGTTAGAGGATGTATAATATGACTGACGCAATAAACCCATCACACTATCAAGACCACCCTTCTGGAATTCAGTGCATACAGATCACTGAACATATGAATTTCTGCCTTGGCAATGCCATCAAATATATTTGGAGGGCAGGGCTTAAAAATAATGCTATAGAAGACTTAGAGAAGGCTAGGTGGTATCTGGACCGCGAGATAGAAAAAATGTATAAAGCCAGAGAAAATATGTGAAGGGAACTGAAATGAGTTTTTTAAACGGCTTTGAGAGCAAGGAAGATGGCGTCAACGACACCATTGAGTTTGTTGTGCGCGTGGCAATTATTACATTGTCGGCAGTTATCCTTGTTGTTGTCTTGGCGCTTGTAGTTGGCCTATTTGTG